TAGCAATTCAAAGACCTGCTGATGGAGCTAAAGACGAGATGGCAATTTATCAAGTGCGGGGGCAGAGAGCTAGTGGATTCATCGGAACTTATGATATGAATACTGTTACCAACGCTGGATTAAATTTTGTAAGAATGGGTATTAGTATCCCTACTGAAGGATTTGAGAACTGGGTTTATGATTGCTTGTGCAAAATGGAGAACAACACCAACGATTGGGATATGGCTATTAGTGGAGATGATTCAATGGTAGCTGCAGAACCAAAGTTGATTGATGAGTTTGCTTATACTGGAGGTCCTTGGATGTCTAGTGTAGGTAAGCCTCGAAAGAATATGACACCATTTGCACCATCGGTAGTCCTGAACTCATTGGATGAAGTTTCTTTTTGCTCACATGAGTATCACGAAGTATCAGTTAATACCACTGAAGGATGGAAAACGAAATGGCTTCCAGTTAGATCGGTTAGTGAGATATTAGGTAAGGTTAGATTAATGATGGGAATACCACCGGATATGGAAACGTATGAATCCTGGGCACGCGCTCAGGGTTTTCAGTTATTGGTTAACTATCCACACATGGCGGATGTTAGATCTGTTGCCTTAATGTTGTTGTCTTGCACAGATGAAAATTTGAGCCTTGAAGGTATTAACCTCGGCTATCGTGTTACATCTAGGCCTTGGCTAGTGGCAGGCCATGCCCTAGAAGTTTTGAACAAGACAGTGTTTAGGAAAATGGAGATAACAAAGTTAATGGATGTTAAGATTCCAGAGAGTGGGAAGCCTGCTAGAGGAAGACGCCATAAACAGTGGCGAATGGATATAGTTAGAACTATAAGATCAGTTAGAAATGAGATCAGACATAGATGCTGGATGCGCACGCCAGCATATAGGGAGTCACTTTCTGAGATGCTTCCTTATTTTGAGGAGGATCAGTATACTGATCATTTTCGAGATTATGGACTCATTGATTTTAGTGCTCTTTTTAACAAACCGTTCAGTGCGTCCTCTGCTTAAATGCAGGTTGGGGCTGTCTGTATCCACCTATAGCATTCAGCCCCTTATTTTAAATTAGTCTGTTTTGGGTAAAAGGTGGACCAATCAGACATCAATAGAGCTTTCCACCCGTTGCTCTATTGTTCATTCAATTCTTTTTTAAAATTCACCAGGATAAAAAGGGTGGTTTCCTGGGTAGTTTTCGATAATAATGGAGTTTTTGATGCCTCAGTGATATCATTTATCGGACCCCTCAGCTCGGCAGAGCGTGTGCGCAGGGGGTTTTTGTTTTCATTGGGAATTTAAAA